TCGACCACCTCGCGACTGACCGCGCCCACCGTGTCGAACAATTCGGCGGGGACATTCAGTTGCCGGGTTTTCTGCCGGTTGGAGTAGGTCACATAGCCCGCCTCGAACCACGCCGAACTGCCGGGAATCCTTGTGATGGCTTCGGCTATCCCGCCACCGGTACACGACTCGGCGGTGGTCACATGGGCATTGAGCAGTTGCAGACGTCGGCCAAGGTCGGCGGCCAGTTGAGTGATCTCTTTCACGGCGTGCTCCGGATCGTGTGGAATGCCTCCACCGTACACGAGCCGGTTGCGCTTTCAATACACAGACTCATTCAAAATGTTCGGGCGCCAGCGCTCTGACATAGGCCTGACAGGCCTGCAAGGCAATCAGTCCACGGTCGCCGGTGTCGGTGATGGCGATAATTCGTTGAGCATGCGCCGGGTCAAGTCGGGCGCGTACGGTTGCATGATCCACGCCGCCGGCGCCGGAGGCGGCTGGCACACCGCAGCCTTGGGCAGCGTCGCCTGCGTCGATGAGGACTGACAGGCGCAGATCAGCAGTGGCAAGGCGATCGCGCAGGCGATCTTGGTTCTTTTGGGCATCGTTCAACGCTCGATAATGGGTTTGTTCACTGGCCGCGAGCCGTTGCTCCATTGCCAGACGCTTGTCCTGTTCAGCCTGTTGCGCGCTGGCGGCCGCCAGGGTCAGTTGATTGAGCGTGTCGGCGTGCAGCCGGGCCTGTTCGGCCAGTTGGCGGCCGTAGCGCCAGTCCTGGAATTGCCAGGCCAGCGCAGCAGACCCGACCACCAGCAGCAAAACGCCGAGCAATCGCCAGAGACTCACACCGAGGAAGGACATAACACCGCCCTCGCCCGCGCCCATATCTCCAGGCGATCTTGCAAACCGTTCAACCCGCCGTTGATTCGACGGGTGATGGTGTTGAACTGATCGCGGTCCGCCAGTTCGTTCAACCCGTTCAGCTCCCAGAACCACGCGGCGGACTCCGCCGCCCACTGCGGTTGCTCGAGCAATTCGGGCAACGACAGCAGACGCTCATCGCCGAACAGCCCGAGACTGCACTGGCGATAGTTGGTGCGGCCGGTGATCTGGATCAGTCCGCGACCGCGATATTTTTGCCCGTCGCCATCGGCTTCCGGTGTATTGCCCAGACGCAAGGCCAGCGTGCCGGTGTCGTACTTGCTCAGGTATTGGTTGTCGCCCAGTTCGCGCACGTAACGCAGTTGCCCGGACTCATGACCGACCTGAGCAAGAAATGCTGCAACGCGTTTGGGCGTATCGATGCGATGACGCGCCATGGCATCGTTGAGCGGTGAAACAAAAACGCCCGCTTGGGAGCGGGCGTTGGGCATGATGTTGCTGAGATTGTTTTCTGTGATTTGCATAATGCTTGATCCTCCCTGGATTGCGCCGATTGAATCATGGCTGGAGGCTAATGCCTGCTAGCCATTTTTTTGCCAGAGTTTTCACGGCGCTGTCCGGGGCAGCCTTTTCAAGTGTGTCATTCAAGGGCAGCACCTGGCCACCAGACAACAACCACTCCTGATATTCAAGCCAGTCACGATTGGCGGGATCCTGCGGAACGAACGCCAAATCGCTCAGGCGCAAGACACCATTGACGGTCATTTGGTAATCCATGTGTGCTCCTATAGTTCTGCGTCCGCAGTCCATTCAACCTGTAATGTCTGCCCGGGCAAGCTGCCGACGGGTGTAACAGTGCCAAACGAAATGGCACGCTCAGTCAGCCCCTGCAAATAGCTCCCGGTGCAGGCTTTGCCCATGCTCTGATTCCAGAATTGATTGCTGGTATCCCCCGGGCAGTACATGACGACGGTGGGCAACACTCTTTTTTGTACCAACATGCCCACTGTCATCGCGTACTGGCCGGCATTGGGCCCGGCCACTTGTGTGAAAGTGGAGATACATGTGCCTGGGCCGTTATTCGCCTTTACCGGCAGCCAGGTGGTAAATGACTTCTCGAAGTAGCGCTGGCAAAGAATCAGTTCCTCAGCCACGGGACGATATTCGAAAGGAGTGGATACTGACCCTTCCTCCAACTGGACCTGTGCCAGATCCACCGTCTGCAAAACATTCAATGGCAAGTCGAACGCAAGCCTCACGAAGTTGTTGGCTCCCAGCATTTTCCCGGCAATACCAGGCAGGCGAAATGACGCACTGTACTTCTTCCACGACGTGCCCAGTTGAAAGACATCGACCGTTTTTTCCACAGAATCTGAACCTGCGGTTCCGAAGTTCTGAGTGACCGACAGTCTTAGCTGTCGTGCCGCATCGGACCGCGCCCAGAATGTTACGGTGGCGGTTTTGCCTGCCAGGGTCCGTACCGACTCGATAGCTTGGGAGATTCTGTGTACGGTGGATCCGGTTCCCGCCTGGGTTTGTTGCCACCGCAGGAAAAACTGCGGCTCGTCGGCGACTTCCGTTTGACCGGGTGCAAAACCCTGCTGAGATATGGCGACTCCTGCACTGCCATTCCAGTCGCAACGAAAACGATCAGCCACATAGCCGCCGGTGCTTGGCCCGAGGTTGGTTGGACCGCGTTGCCAGATATCAAACCCGCCATTGATCAGGACGTTCCGGCGATACACCTGCACCGGAAATTGTTGCAGTGGATCGGGCTTTGCCAATTGACGAATCGCCTGCGCCAATTGATCGGTCTGCTGCTCGTCAGGCTTAAGGCCGGCGGCGGTAATTGCGCCGAGAATTTCTTGAGTAACGCTGTTGCCCCAGCTCGCAGGTATCAACGATCCAGGGGTGCCGGCGATCGCGTCTTCGTCGACGAATCTGCCGTCGACCAAACCTGACCCCGGAACACTTTTTGGGTAGTCCATAATGATTTTCCTTGGTAGTCCGGTTTTGCCCCATCGGGCAATCCGCTCAGTTGTTCGCTCGCAGCAGGCCTTCCAGCCAATCCGGCTCTACCGGACGCGAACGCGCATCCGGAAACTCCGGATCATTTGGCCAGTCGCGCAACGCCTGCCGATAGTCGAGCAGTTGCTTGAACTCTTCGCCGTGCAGGGTTGTACCCTCGCCGACTTCCAGTTCTTCCGCATCGCGAAGAACCAGCCATTGAGTCCGATCCAATACCTTGTCTCGCCAGGCCCGCTCTGTAGCATCAAGAGTTTGTTCAGCCAGTAGCACCCGTTCCGGGCGTCCGTTGGCAGTCAGGCTAAGAACGGTTCCTTTTGGAGCGTTCGAGACCAGCGCGCAATACTCACCCTCGCTCAATTCAAAGGCATCAGCGGGGATATTGGCGCCGTGCAGATCGGAGTGATAAAAGCCGGAAGTAGCCGGAGAGAAGTAATACATACTCAGTTTCCTATTCCGATGACACGAGCAGCAATGGAGCCTGACGGCCATTCAGGACAACGAACATTGATGCCTGCCTGCCGACTCACGGTCGCGTTATTGTTCCAGGTCAGCTGCGTTCCGGGTGCCGTGCCTTCATGGGTCGCGACGGCAAGAAACAGTGAGTTGGGAAAGACCAACGGCCATAGATTCAGGTCACCATAGCCATTGTTGCCCGCCTGGCTCGCGCCTCCGGTGATCCACTGGATAATCACCCCACCCATCCACGAGGGGAAAACGACATAACCGGATGCCCCCAGCCTCACCATGAACCCAAGCCTGAGTTTTTTAGGGGTCACGATAGACGTATCACTGACACCGGCGTTGACCTCTGCCTGAGAAGCAACTTTTGCAATCCCCATCAGCGACTCTGTCGCCTGTTGCATTTTTTTCGCTATGGATTGAAACACTCGTAACGGCGTCATCAACCGCGTGCTGCTGACGCCCGACTCAGCTTCTTCCTGGCTGGCCAGACTGTCGCTTTGTTTCTTCGAAATCAGCGTATCGATTGCCGCCTTGAGCTGAGTGTTATCACTTTCATCGGCAGCCGACCCTGCGCTTTTGATGACTTCAAGAATCTCTTGCGTAACGCCATTTCCCCAGCTTGCCGGAATCAACGAGCCCGGGGTTCCGGTAAGAGGGTTTTCATCAACAAACCTGCCATTCACCAAACCTGCGCTGGGAATGTTTTTTGGGTAATCCATCACTCTTCTCCCT